AAATTATAATATATTATAATTTGCAGAAATTGCATGAATCATATAATAAAGATTATGTTAAATAGCCTGTGTGTATATAATACTCATAAACGCGGAGTCTTAGGCAAAGTCGTTTAATTAAATTAATTATTTAAGAGGTGGATCAATTAACATTTCTGTTGGCTCTTGAATTTTTATCTCAATCCATCCGGATTCAAAGTCCACCCATCTCTTTTGTATTTCTCCGTAATGAGCAATGAATTTATCTTCGGTTATCAAAGAGTCGCATAGAGCTTTGAGCAAATTGTCTAAGTCTGGTTTTGACTGATGAAGCAATCCGTGGTGTAACCTTTTTTTCTTCTTGGACCAAGATGGAGGAACTGGTATAAAGAAACAGATTGATGCTCCTTGTGCCGGAAAGACAAATTGCTTCGCCTTAGACTCTGCCATCAAATCTATCTTGTACTTGTTGTACTTTTCTAACCTGAGTAATCGTTTGAGGCCTGCTGGGCGAAGCTTACTTCGAGGGATCCTAAAAAATATAGAATCCCCCTGAGTAGCACGGACGTGAGTCTGCGGCGTTATATTAAGAATTACTTTCTTTGGAAGCATTGCGTTTTCTTGTTTTTTCTTTAATAGCCCACTGTAGAAGCAGGTCAATTGTCAAACTTAAAGAACGCCTTTCTCTTTCGGAAAGCTCTTTCAATTTTTCAAATGTATCTTGTGATACAGCTGTTGTTAATCTAGGCATTTGATGCATTTTGATGCAAGATACATCATTATGCTTAAATTACATAGATTTTTTAGACATTACAGCAAGTTTAGTCATCTTTTTTACGCCATATTTCTTTTGGCCTACTTTTGCTGCTATTGCGGCGCCAACTTCTTTTGCTTTTTCTGGACTCATGCCCTTTTTTTCGTAAGAAGCAGCAGCCTTATTTTGAAGTTCGGAAAATCTTTCACCTGAACCTAATGGAGCTTTCTTTTTATTGTCGCTATCAAATTTCTTTTGCATAGCAGCTTCAAATTTAGATTTTAGGCTGGGCTTACCCATTTCTCCTACTTCTTTCTTCTTTGGATCTTGCATCATGATTGATTATTTTATTACATTCTTGCTTTAGCTTGAGCTTTTCTCTTTTCTGCATCAAGAATTTCCATTGCCCTTGATCTAAGTTTGGCTTTTTTCTCAGCAGCAATTCTTTCCATTCTTTCTTTAAAAGTTTCTTTGAACTTTGAGAAATCACTACCTGCTGCTGGGCCTGTTTTAGTAACTTGAAGCATTTCTGAATTAGGGATTCTTTCTACATCTTCATCGCCTTCTATAGATTTATATTTAGCTCTTACTGAAACATCACCAGTTTTAGGATCAATCTCCGTTCTTCTTGTACCTTTTAAACCTAAAGATTTATATGCAGAACCAAAGTCTTTTTCTCCTTGAGTTAATTCGGCCTGCTCTTCTTTCATCTGCTCAATTCTAGCCATTTTTGCATCAGTATCTGATTTTGATATTGATTTTGGCGCAGAAGGCATTACTTTCTTTTCATAAGTAGTAACTGTTTCAGCTGGCTTTCTTTTACCACCGCCAAGCTTTTTCATTGATTTTAACATAGCTATGTTTTTATACCCAAATATACCATATTTTCACCATTTCCACCATCCTACTAAGAAAAAATTTTTGAACCCTGCGTAAACATTTCCCTAAAGGTACCACCAATTTTTTTTGGCGTTTTTTTTTTCGGGCTTTTTGTTTCCCTTACCCGTGTACCTCGTTTATTGCGTTTGCTTTGTTTGATCTAATGAAGTGGCGCGCCGCGTGTGGTTTTCGGGCATTGGGGCAAAGGTTATTGGCTGGCTGGTTGTTGCTGCCGGCTGGCTGGCTTGGTTGGTAGTATAGTTTTTATTTTATATTAATGAAGGGATAATTTGTGGCTACAATTTGGTTATTATCGTAACAAATCGTAACTTAGCGTAACTAAACGTAACAAAACGTAACACTATGATAAAGAAAAAAGAAAAATGCGAATATTGCGGTGAAAAAATGGAAAGTATAACTGCTAAAAAAAGGTTTTGCTCTGAAAAATGTAGAGTATATTCATCTAGGATGAAAAGTATTTTAAAAAATGAGCCGAAAAAGCAAATAATCGGCTCAAATTTGTTAGATGTACGAAAATTGGTACAAATACCTGTACAAAGTGAAAAAAAGCCAATTTTGGAGCCTCCTAGTCACTTAACTGGAATAGATTTAGTGATATGGAAAGCTGAAAATCAAAAATAATTCGTAAATTAGCGTATGAAAAACAAACTACAGATGATGAAACGCGCGGATGGATCATATTCTCGTAGGGGATTATGGGATAATATTCGCGCCAACAAAGGAAGTGGAAAGAAGCCAACTCCGGAAATGTTGAAACAAGAGAAAAAAATTAAAGCAGAAGAAAAAAAATAGTTATGCAACAGCCTCCTAAAAAAAATAAAATAACAGTTAAAAGAGCAATGGAAGTAGCCGACTCATTAAAAAATGTTGGTAATAAAAATCTAAGATTAGGGGATAGTCAAAAAAAATATATTGGTAAAGACATTAATTATTTGATGAATCAACCTGAAGAAAAAGGCGGATTTTCAGAAAATGTAAAAGTAGCAATAAAGCATGGAGATGGTGGTATTTATGTAAGTGGTGATAATAAATTGAAAGATCCTAGAACTTTTGGAACTTCTGCTGATGAAAAAATAGAGTCTGGTAAAAGGGATTTAAAAAATGCTGCAAGATATAAAGCTTTGGCATTAAAAGCAATGAAAAAAAATAAATAATTATGTCAGGAGCTTGGCAAAGAAAAGAAGGTAAAAATCCAGAAGGCGGATTAAACGCAAAAGGTCGTGCATCTTACAATGCTGAAACTGGTGGCAATTTAAAAGCCCCAGTAAAATCTGGTGTAAATCCTAGAAGAGTTTCTTTTGCTGCTAGATTTAGTGGCATGTTGGGTGCTATGAAAAAACCTAATGGCGAACCTACTCGTAAGGCATTAGCTCTTAAAGCTTGGGGATTTGGTAGCGTTGAAGCTGCTCGCAAATTCGCAAATAAACATAAGAAGTCATAATGGATAAAGATATTTGCGTAATTCATGACATCTTATTGGATGATGGGGTATGCGTAAAATGTCTTTCTAAAGATAATAAATAAGGCGGTTTTTTAGGCCGCCTTTGTTATTTACTTCCATTCCATCTTATTTATCCTGTAATTTTCTTCGTTTCTATAAGTAATAATTACACTATTGTACCTAAAAATCTCAACAGAATAATTTATTCCATCTCTGGTCCATTCAGATATAAAATTTGATTTATCCTCTCTTACGGCTTCCATCTCATATCCTTTGTAATCTTTATCGTATGGTGACTTAAATGATTCTGAAAACAAATCAGGTGCGCCATATTTATCTGAAAATATTTTTACATATTTTTTGTAATTAGAATAAAGCTCATCCCAATTATCTGCATCTCCAACATATGCGCTTAATACAACTGGCTTATTTGACTTGATGGTATTTACAAGATAAACCCTAGTTAGTTTGTTATCATACTCTCCAGAAAGTTTAAGTGTTTCACCTGCTGCGTAATCTAAAGTAAATCCTTTTGTTTTTAACTTTGATAATAAAAGATTCCTATCTTCTTTTAAATTAATGCCATCAAATATTTGTGACATTGCAGTGTTTACTAAAAAAATAATAATTAATGTCGTTGTAATTAGTTTTTTCATTTTTTTGTTTTTAGGTTATTATTTAGTTTCGTTAATATCTATTATTTTCACTTCTTCTCCATCCAACATTGCATCTATAGTTGATTCTATTATTTCTCTTTGCTCTGGCATTAGTAGTGAAATTTTTTCTGTTATTGCTGGTATAGCAAATACATCACTTTCTAACTCCTTTTTTAAACCAGATCTAATATCATCATCTACGTTTGGATTTGTTAAAAAATCTCTATAAATCCACTTTATTTTATCAATGTAAGTTTTGAATAATGCAGATCCTTTTGATCCGGGATACTGCCTTCTAAAATCTTCATAATACTCTTCAGCCATCCTCAAGTGCTGAATAGCGCTTATGATATTTGCTCCTTTCATTTATTAAAGTTTATATGAGTCTTTTCTAGTTCTGATAAAAATTCCCTTGCTTTTTCTACCTTGTGCTGAATTCTTAATATATCATCTTCGTTTCTATCAACATTAAATATTAATATTCTTTCTGAAATATCAATATCATCAAATGTCATATTAAATTCAAGCTTCATTGACTCTTTTACATATTCTGGGCTTTCTTCTGAAACAACATTCATCTTATTAAGTAAGTATCTTTTTTCTTGTTCAATTATACCAAATGGTGTATTTACAAGACAATATGCAATATGTCCACTAGTAGCACCCGTAAGCCACATGTAAGATTGAAGCTGCCAGTAATACAAGTTATCAAGCTTATCTGGTATATTCCCTAAGAATGTCCATAGGTCATAGCTTGATTTAATATCAATAACCTTATTTGGATTAACAGTGATTATATCTGGATGCCCCGATATGTAATCATTAGTAAATCTATGTTCATTTTTAGCATAACCCACAAACCAATAACGATTTAAAAGATCAATTGAATCATCTTCAGCTTCAACACCTTTTTTCATTTGTTTCGTTTGAATGTCTTTTACTCTGCCATACTTCTCGGCAATATAGACTTCAATCAAATGTTTTTGAGCTGTTTTAGAAAGCAATCCAGCTTCTTTGTCTGCTTTAGATTGTGGTTCTGTCATCAAATATCCAACTGAGCTGGACCTGATTAGTGTGTTGTTAAAGTTTATCATGTTAGAATAGTTTACCTTGTTGTTCAAAATATTGCGAGTTTAGTCCGAAGTTTTTTCTCATTGCGTTATATGTTTCAAACCATGCTTTTGCTTGAGATTTTGCCATTCTTTCAATTCGTTCACAGTACTCAATTGCTTCCTTTCGATCTTTCATTAACCAGTATCCTTTGGCATCAGACAGAATCATATACCCTTTCTTTATTCTTAAATCTCTTATTACCTGTCTAATTTTTCTTAGGCTAGATTCTCTTTTTTCTACTTCATATTCAGGATGGCTTCCAAGCCATTTTTCTGACCTTGCAATTTCTTCTTGTGTAATTCTGTAATTAGCACTTGAAATTAAATTTAATATAGCTTTTTCATCATTCGTTAGTTGCATTGTTAAAACTTTTTAATTTATTATTATAACATTCTAGTAGTTCTGTATTATTCTTACTCATTAACTCCCAAGCCTTCAATTCTTCTTTTGTTTTACAGATCTCAATAAACTCTTTCGTTCTTTCTGTTAAAGATTTTGGATTTTGTCTTGGCTCTATAACTATTGGCTCAATTTCCGCATCAATAACAATAGAGTGTCTGTCTAAATTCTTTTTATGATATTCTTCAACAAGGCCTTTTGCAATATCAAGAGCCTTATCCGCAGACTCTCCGTTATGCAAACAAACCTCTACTCCAATTTTCTCATATGTGTAATTTCCTAAATTAAATGTTTTTTGGTAGTTAACTTTTTCTATGTGCATGTGGTTATTATTTAATTCTAGTTACAGTAGTAGCGTTATCGGTAAATTTTATTTTGAAAAGCTTTTCCTTATGCTCTTCCTTTTTCTTTAATTGTGAAACCATAACCATTACGGAAGTGTAAGGGTTTTCTAATAGTAAACTTTCTTCTAGTTTTAGGACACCCACCCTGCTTGCTACAGATGTGGGACTAATGCTTCTTGCCATATTTTTATGTTTTATTGATTATAGGGCAAAATTATATTAATTAATTTAATTAAAAAAATAAATTTAATTAAATTTTAAAAAAAATACCCCCTATGGAAATAGGAGGTATTTACTAAACTAAAATTAACCTAAAAAAACACACAGAACATTGTAAAAATACAAATTTCTACTGGTTTTTAAATTTTTTCTTTACTAATTCTAGTTTATGTCTATATTCAACAACTAACCATTTTAATTCATCTCTTGTTGGCTTTGAAACCTGCCTAGCTTGATCCTGTAAAAACTCAACTATACCGGGCTTTTCTGCATCTAAGTTTTTAGCAAATACTTCTAAATTTCCAGATAAAAAACAATTATCATGTTCGCTTTGTGGACGACAATTATCTTCTAACCATCTTGTTCCAAAATTTCTTCTACTAATAAAATGGCCACACTGGGCTTCTTGCCATTTCATCTTTTTACCAGAAGTGTAACATGAAACATATCCATTAACATCAGCATGCTTGCATCTTATATACTGGCTAAACACAGCATCCAAGTCGTCTGTCAAATACTTAATACTTTCTAACTCTTCTTCATCTTCGTATTTATCAATTCTTCTTTGCGTAGATTCAATAGTAGCGCATTGTTTACACATTTTTTTTGAAAAATGGTAATCCATCCTACCACATGAAACACATACTTTTTTCTTTGTTATAATTGTACTTCTCATAATTATGACAGGGCATCTATAATATCAAATTGTTGATCTAAGCTTAATCTTCTTGTAATATCAATACCCTCACTACCAATAACAAGTTCAACACTATCTATGTGTATGCTAGTTTCATCTTCAGAAAAAGTATGTGTACCATGAAACTCTTCTTCTCTTTCTGGATAGAATATTGTCGTTTCAGTATAAGTTACTAATAACTCTCCTTTTAAATCCTCAATCTCGAACATCTTTGTTTTCGTTTCTTGCTTCTTTTTCATTTTCTTTTAATTTATGTAGTTTATTGTTGAAATACTTATACTTTCCAATATATTTACCGTCTTTTTTTACTTCAATTATCAAATCTAGTCTTTTTGCCAAATCATATATTAACTCTTTATTATTCATTTGCAAATTTAATTAAATTAATCAATACACAAAATTATTTTTAAAAAAAATTAAAAATATTTGGGAATTTAATAATTAATACTATTTTTGCTACTCAACAATAAATTTTATGGAAGAAATTAAAACAATGAAGCTTCACGAAAAGATTAAAGAAGCTATGGACGGTCGCACTCAGCGTTGGCTTTCATTAAATGCCAAGATACCAGAATCGGAATTATCGCGAAAAATGCAGGGTAAATTACTATTTACAGATAGTGAGATTACGCGCATAAATGAAGCCTTGAAAACCGATTTAATAAACGATTAAGATTAAGAAATGCCAAAAGACACATTCTACTTCTCACACGACTATAATGCTCGTAATGATGAGAAGATAAAAAGACTGATTAGAAAACATGGCATGCAAGGGTATGGTGTTTTTTGGTCAATAGTAGAAGATTTATATAATAATGCGAACGCATTGCGAACGGATTACGAAGGCATTGCATACGACTTGAGAACGGATAGCGATTTAGTAGCGAGCGTAGTAAATGATTTTGATTTATTTGTTTTTGATGGTGAATATTTTGGAAGTAATTCTGTTCAAGAAAGGCTAGATCAAAGAAATGATAAAAGCGAAAAAGCAAGAAAATCAGCTAGTTACAGATGGGAAAATGCGAACGCATTGCAACCGCAATCCGACAGCAATGCTAAAAAGGAAAGGAAAGGAAAGGAAATAAAAGGAAAGGAAACTATTATACCGCCAATAGATGAGTTTTTAAGTTTTTGCAAACAGGATATGCAAGACAATGGTTTGATTTATTCGGATTATGAATATTCCTTAAAATCTAAGTATGACTCTTGGGTTCAAAATAAATGGAAAGATGGGCATAATAAACAAATAAAGAACTGGAAGAGTAAAATTCGCAATACAATACCGTTTTTAAGCGCAATTAAGCCAAGTTCTAAGCAAAGTAGTAATAATTATCAAAGCCAAGTTGAAGCGGCTAGAAAAGCCTTTAAACCACTAATAAATTAATAATGATAACAGCTTTTAAAAACATTTGGGCGAAAGAGCCTAATTATATTTCAATTGAATACGCTTTAAAAAGGATTAAAGAGGGTAAATCTAAGGCCCTTGTGGATGAAATTAGAAACACATTAGATAAAGAAAAAGCAGGAGAACTAAAAAAGAACCTTCCTTGTATTTGTTTTAGTGGAAAGTTTGGTGCAGATAGAAAAGATGATCAAATCATTGAGCATAGTGGTTTTATTGTGCTTGATTTTGATAATGTTTACGAGTTAAGGGATAAGCAAACTGAGATTATTTCAAATAAATACGTTTTTGCATGTTGGGTGAGTCCTTCGGGTAATGGGTTAAAAGCCTTAGTAAAGGTTGCTGATGGATCAAAACATAGGGAGCATTTTCAAGCTTTGCAGGATGTTTTTCCTGAAATCGACAAAAGTGGTATAAACCCCAGTCGCGTTTGTTATGAAAGTTACGATCCTGAAATTTACATAAACGAGGAAGCTGAGGTTTTTAATAAAACAAAAAAGACCGAAAAGATAATAACCTACGAAAGAACGGATGATGATCAAAAGATTTTTAAGAACATTCTTACATGGTTGTCTAATAAAAATGAAGCTTTTGTAACCGGGGAAAGAAATAATTTTATATTCAAGCTTGCATCTGCTTGTTGTCGTTTTGGTATACATGAAATGACCGCAAATGCTATGATAAATAATGAATTTGTTTCAAATTCTGAGTTTACAAAAAGTGAAGCAGATAGGGCTATTAGGTCAGCCTATAAGGCAAATGCTTCAAGATTCAGTACAGCTTCATTTGATAAAGAGATGTTGGTTGATAAAATTACTAGAAATGAAATTGAAGTAGAAAAAGCGGTATTTGACGATGGATTGAAATTGAAGGATGTAATTTATGGTATTGATGTAAAGGAGCAGGCTTTAAGTATTTATGATCAAGGTTATGCAAAAGTAGATGGTATTGGTGTGCCAGAATTAGACGATAAATTTAAGCCAAAAAGAGGTGAAATTACAGTACTGACAGGTATTGGAAACTATGGTAAGTCGTCTTTTAAAAAATGGTATCAAGCAATGAGGATAATTTTATATGGAGAAAAATTTGCTTCATTTGCTCCAGAGGATAATCCTCCAGAAGAATATTATCATGATTTTGTTGAAATAATTTTAGGTTGCGATTGTAGTCCTAATAATCCTAATAGGCCCTCAAGACAAATTTATGAATATGTTTATGATTTAGTTTGTAAGCACATGTTTTATGTTTACCCAAAAGATGTTTCTCCTACTCCACAATATGTTATGGAGGTTTTTTTAGAGCTTATAGTTAAGGAAAATGTTGACGGAGTAGATATTGATCCATTTAACCAAATGGCTAATGAATATAATAAGTTTCAGAGAAGTGATAAGTATTTGGAGTGGGTTTTATCTGTATTTGCTAGATTTGCACAAATCAATAATATTTATTTTTGGATTGTGGCTCATCCGGTTAAGATGCAAAAAGGAGGAGATGGTAATTATCCTTGCCCAGATGTGTTTGACTTAACAGACGGGGCTATGTGGAATAATAAAATGGATAATATTCTTGTGTATCATAGGCCTTATGCTCAAACAGATCCACAGAACCCAACATGCGAATTTTACAGTAAAAAGATAAGGAGGCAAAAAGTTGTTGGTAAAAAGGGCTTTATTGTATTTGAAATGTTTTTCAAGACTAGAAGATTTTTATTTGAAGGTTCAGATGTATTACAGAAGGTTTTGAATGAAAATAACATTAACTTTAATGCCGGTAATAAACCCACTCAGCAAGTAATAAGCAATGAATGGATTCCTTATGATAGCGAAAATGATGAAAATATTTTTTAATTATAAAACAAAAACAAATGTTAAAGATTCACTTAATTGGTAGATTAGGGCAAGACTCTATTGTAAATGATGTTAATGGTAAAAAGGTTGTGAATTTTTCTGTTGCTCATACAGAGAAGTATAAAAACAATCAAGGTGGAGAAGTAAATAAAACAACATGGGTATCATGCGCATATTGGACTGATAAATTAAATATTGCTAACTATCTAAAAAAGGGAACATCAGTTTATGTAGAAGGTAAGCCAGAAGTAAAAACATATACTGATAAAAATTCTGGTAATATTTTACCTCAATTAAGTATGAGGGTTTCAAGTATTCAATTGTTATCAAGTCAAAATTCTAACAATGAAGAAAAGCAAAACAATGTTGATTTAATTGAGCAAACAGACGATATGCCATTTTAATTATGTATATTCATGAACTTAAAAATATAATAGATGTTGAAACCCCACTTGGAAAAGGAAAGGCAATCGCATGGATTGATTACGGAAGCGAACTCAACACTGTTTGGAAAGTTGTATTATACCACAATGGTATGGTCAGGAACTTTTACGACAATGACATTCTCGTCCACCCAAATCTTATGGGAGGAGGATATATTGATTTAGATTATTTCAAAAACAAAAAATAAAAAGATGGCAAAAGCAACAGCTAGTTCTGCAAAACTAACTTTTGGTAAAAGAAAAACCGGAAGTGCTAAAAAATCTTATAATAAACACTCTCCAAAACCAAAAAAATACAGAGGCCAAGGTAGATAAAACTATAATTATGAATAATAAAGCCGCAAAAAAATTAAGAAGATTATCTGTAGCTCTTGCTGTTGGATCTGGTAAAACATTGGAAGATGCTGAAAGAATTTATAAAAATTTAAAATCAGTACATAAAGCAAATAAAAAAGCCCCTAAAAAATAGGGGCCAATTTATTTACTTTTTACAGATTAAGCATTTGCAGCTGCATTAAGCTGAGCTACTGTTGCTGTTGTGTAGTATAAAACTGATTTTTGGTTTAATCCTGTAGGAAGAACTTCAACGATTGAATTCATTGATACGCCATTAGCAGTTGTTGCTACTGGTACAGGGTAAGCTAAAAAACTTTGAGCAGGGAATCCATAAACGATACCAGAAGTTGCTGGAGTTCCGTTAGGGTTTACTAAATCATATTGATTTCTGCGATATGCGGTTACTGATACTATTTGTGCCATTTTATAATGTTTTTATTTGTTTTTAAATTTTGATTAAGCTGCTGTTGTAGTTGTGGTTGTTGGAGCAGCTGTAGTGGTTGTAGTAGTTTGAATACCACTTCCGTTAATTGCAGCAACTAGGCCAGCCACTGTAGCGTTTGAATAAAACTTTGTAGATGGCTGATTTAATCCATTAGGATAGAAATCAATTACAGAGTTCATCTGAACGCCATTAGCTACTACTGTACTTGCTGTAACTTGGATAGCATTTGTTGGGAAAGAGAATAATACGCCACTTGTTGCTGGGGTACCACTTTGATTGAATAAATCATCTTGGTTTTTACGATAAACATAAACGGATACTTGATTTGCCATTTTTTAATTTTTTTTTTTCGTTAAATATTTTTATTTGGGCAATACAAATATAATAAATTTTGTTAAATATATGAAATGATTAACTTTGAATTAAATTAATTAAACTAATGAAATTAAAAGCACCTAAAAACAGGGTAATTGTTCAAGTAGATTTAGAGAGCAAAAATACCCATACCTTTTCTGATGGTACTAAAATAAGGCTAGAAAGACAGTATGACAACTTCAATATGAGATATGTCAAACCTGTTAATGCCACTGTAATAGACGGAGCTGGTATACCAGAAGGCTCTGATGTTTTAATACATCATAATGCCACTCATGACACACACCGTATATTTAATTATAGGCCCCCCACCCTTGAAGCTTCCTCTGAGGTTAGAATATTTTCAATACCTCAAGAGGAATGTTTCTTGTGGAAGGAGTGTGGAACTAATGACTGGAAAACATTAAACAATTTTATCACTGGATTAAGAGTATTTCAGCCGTATAAAGGATTAATTCAGGGGATTGAGCATAGTGTAATAAGGAATAAGATATATGTTACAAGCGGTCATTTGGCCGGAAAAGTTTGTGATACTGTGAAATCTGCGGATTATCAAATTATTTTTCAAGGCACTGATGGTCAAGAGGAAAGTATAATAAGATTAAGGCATTGGGAAGAAGAAGAAAATGTAAGAGAGGAGATAATAGCGATAGATCATATTTCTACTGATTTGGTTAAAAAGGGTGATTTATATGTTGGTATTACAGTTTCTGATGCTAAAAAAATAAATTAATCATGTCAGTAGAACTAGAACAAAAAATAAAAGAGTTAGAGAAGTCAAATGCTTATCTGATGGGCAAGTTGGCTTATTATGAGCAAGACGGCGCAATTAAGCTTTATTACAGTTTACAAAGAAAAGCAAACGAAATGGCTGAATTACTCAATAGGATTAACTTATTAGATATTGAATTGATTGATCCGAAAGATAAGTCGTTCGAGAGGTTGCAAAAACTTTGGTCTGAAGCTGGCACTATTACAGAGTCTATTAGGGCATTAGAGGTATCTGCCGGCATTAATCAAGAGGGAAAAGAAGCTAAAAAAGATGCAATCGTAATAAATAAAAGACCTTTTTCACCAGAAAGTGTTGCTGATGAAATTGGTGAATTAGCAGGCAAACGCTCATAATATGTACGAGAAAATAGAAAATGGTTCCACGATTCACATTCAGGGGTTAGATTGTAATCTTCCACCTGAAGGATATGTATTCAATATATTGACTAAACAGGTTGAGTTTAGGGGTGTTTATAAAAGGTCGGATGTTCAATCAGAGCAATATTGGAAAAGAATACCTCTACCCTCTTGGTATGCGGATACCATGAAAGAATGGGATGAGTACGATAAAAAGAAAAAAGATGATGCTCCAGAGTTTTACAATGAAAAACTAGAGGAGTTTAAGAAGCAAGAATGGGACAGGAGGTTGAATGGCTTTTGGTATATGAATAATGGCAAACCGACTTATTTAACCGGCATGCATTATTTGTATTTGCAGTGGTGGAGTATAGATATTGGTTATCCTAAATTCAGGATGCCAGATTTAGAGAAGTTTTATTTTATGGATTATTGCATACAAGATCCATTATGTATGGGTATGCTAGAGGTTACGAAAAGACGTTTTGGTAAGTCTTTTGTTGCTGGTTTGTTTGTTACAGAATATACTACCAGAACCAAAATGACAAATGGCGGTATTCAGTCTAAAACCGGTTCAGATGCTAAAAAGTTCTTTGCTAAAACGGTTGTAAATCCATTTAGAAGGCTTCCTAAATTTTTTAGACCTGAATATGACATGTCTTTGGGGGTTAATCCAAAGTCAGAAATGAGGTTCCAGAAAACAAACGTAAGGGGTAAGAAGGCAGAAGAAAACGTAGATAAAGACGAGCTTGGTTCTGTTATTGACCACCAGTCTGCTGATACGGTAGCTTATGATGGACAAAAATTACATAGGTATGTGGCGGATGAGTGCGGTAAAACAACTGAGGTAAACGTATATGATAGACACGAGGTTGTGCGTTATTGCTTATTAGATGATGAAGGTAAAATAATTGGTAAAGCACTTTACACTACAACCGTAGAGAAACTTACATCTGAAAAGGATGGTGTTCAAGAAGCTTTTAAACTTCTTTGGGAAGAAAGCAATCAAGAGAAAAGACAGGAAAACGGGGCTACATCAAGCGGTTTGTATAGATTTTTCATGTCTGCCAAAAGAACAAGAAACTTTGATGATTTTGGTTATCCGGACGAAGAAAAAACTTTATTACAGATTGAGGCTGACCGAGAAACAGTTAAAAACAACCCTAGAGCATTATCAGCCCGTATTAGAAAGGAGCCATTAACTATTGATGAAGCTTTTAGTACAGATGCGGATGGTTGCATATTTAACGTAATGAATATAGGCGCCAGAGAAGCTTATTTAAAAGAAAATCCGGTATTAAAAAGGAAGGTTGTTTTTTATAGAGATATTGATCAAAGCGTTAGATGGAGAGAAGCAACCGACAGAGAGGAGGATTTTCACTGGAAAATAACCCAATTTCCACCAAAAGGAGAAGAAAATAAATATCAATATGATTTAAAGCTAAAAAAACCGGGTAGGCATCATGACGGGGCTATAGCAATTGATGGATATAGTAATAGTCAGGGCGGTAAATTTGGATCTAAGGCATCTGCTTGGATTGGCAGAAGATATGATATGATGGATCCAAAAAACACAGGAAAGGCTATTGGGCACTTATATGGGCGTCCTCAAATAAAAGAAATGCTACATGAGCAAGTTATGTTGGCTGCTGAGTATTATGGTTATAAGGCTTGGTATGAGCATAATAGTGATGATTATTTGTCATATTTTAGAGAAAGAGGCCGTGTTGGGTATCTTGGCTCCTACCCTATGATTTCGATTGATCCATCTAAAAGGGAAAATGCTGAGAGATACAAGGGATTTCCTACAACCCCTTTCAGTCTTACAAAACAAGCAGATACTGGAATTATGTACTTTGAGCATCATATAGACTCTATAGATTTTGAGAATTTATTAGATGATGCAAAGAAGTTTGATCCAAATAATAGAACTGATTTTGACCAAACTGTATCATTTTTAATGTTATTGGTTTGTTTAATGGAGCCGGTGCAAAAGCAAGAAAAGAGAGAACCTTTGGTAAAAACTTATGTTCCTTCATTAAGTTAATTTTTTTTTTTACTTTTGTTTGTAGGATATTTATTATATTTGACAATAAAATAGGTTAAAATTGGCCTCAAATCCATTAGACATAAATCCTTATAACGGCAGCGGACAGTCTTTGAAAGACTTTCAGTTGACTACAAACGTGCCTTCTAAATTAGATTTAGATTACGGTAGAAAAGTTGCCCAAAATATCTATGGTACTATTTATGGTAACCAGTCTTATTTTTGGATTAGAAATAATCGTTTTAGAAAAAATAGACAAATTGCGAACGGCAAGATAGATATGAGCGTATTTCTTGATCGTTTAGAAATGAACGGCAAGAATAACTATGTAAATATTAACTGGAAATCTATTGTTATTGGTAATACAATTGTTTCAAGATTGGTTGGTTCTTGGATGAATCGCAGAGAAAAAATAAATGTAACTGCCGTAGATCCGACATCTGCTAATATTAAAAAAGAAATTGCCGATGAAGCTGAATTTGTTTATCAAAATAAAGAGATTTTAGCTCAATTACAACAAGAGTCTGGCATACCTGTAATTCCTCAAGATCAGTTTATCGCAGAAGATAAAGAAGATTTAGATCTTTGGGTTTCTGAATTTAACCGTTTGCCCGAAGAAATTAAATACAGCTTAGGTATCAATAATATATTTGATGCTAATGGATGGAACGCTGTTTTAAAACATAGGATTCTTCATGATAGTGCAGAAGTTGGTTTAGTGTGTACATATACTTGGATGGATGATGAAGGAGAAATTCATGTAGACTGGATTAGACCTGAAAATGCTATTTATTCATATTCGGATTTTGCTGATTTTAGAGATACGACTTATAGAGGTCATATTTCATCAATGAAGATTAGCGAACTAAGAGCTAGATATGGTAAAGCAGGTAACGGAAATTTATCAGAAGAAGAGATATTCAAAATAGCTCAGTTTTCAAAAGAGTATCAACTAACCGATAAGATTAAGTGGATGCAAGATTGGAACGTGGCTTATTTACGCCCTTATGATGAGTGGAATATTGATTTGATGAATTTTGAAATTAGAACTTTAGATTCTGATGGTTATACTGTAACTAAAACAAAAAAGAACGGTAGTACAATTATTAAGAAAGGGAAGCCGGAAAAACTTGATGATAATCAAGAATATGTAGAAGAGAAGAAGTGGAATATATATAAAGGAGTTTATTGCCCTAACACAAAAACAATGCTTGAGTGGGGTATTAAGAAAAATATGATTCGTCCGCAAGATCCAAAAGAAATGGGTAATGCGGAATTTTCTTATAGTTTCTACATGTATGATTTGTATGACATGAGAAACGTGGCTGTTCCAGAAAAAATAGAAGAGCCTATTGAGCAAATGATTTTAGCTAGATTGAAGATTCAACAAATGGTATCAAAGATGGTGCCAGCAGGGGCTTCAATTGATGTTGATGCTTTGCAAGAATTGGATTTAGGTTTAGGTGATTCTGTAAAACCTTTAGACGTTCAAAAAATTTGGGAACAAACTGGTAAATTATATTATCGTGGTAGAGATGCCGAAGGTAATCGAATTCCGGTTCCTATTAATGAATTGGCTAACACAGGTTTTGCGCCACAGTTACAAGCTTTAATTCAGTTATATCAATTTCATTATCAAGTTCTGAAAGATGAATTAGGAGAAGATCCTAATTTAATGAATCAGGCTGCACAGCCAAGAGTTGCTGCTTCTAATATTGAAGCATCAAGACAATTGGCAAATAATGCAACAGACTATATGTATGATGCATATTTGTATGTAATGGAAGAAACTGGTAAAAAAGTAGCCTGTTTGTTGAATAAAAGTGTTACTCATGGATCTAAAAGATACAGAGATATATTAAAGCAAGAAGAAGTTAAGGATAGAAACTTTTTAGCCAAAGTTCAAATGTTGCCGACAGACCTTGAAGTAGTTAAGTTAGAGGCAATGATGAATAATGCTATTACAGCTAATCCTCAGTTGGTTTTATATCTTGATCCTTTTAAGATTATGAGGGTTGCTAAAGAAAATGTAGAATTGGCAGAGCTTTATTTTAGACAGGCTCAAAAGAAATATATAAAAGCAGAGCAAGAAAGAGCTCAGGCAAACAGTGAGCAAAATGCTCAAATACAGCAAGCAAGCATGCAAGCAAAAGCTCAAGGAGATGCTGCATTACAGTCAGCTCAAACTCAATCAAGACAAAAAGAAATAGTTCTTCAAGGATTGTTTGATTTAGCTAAAGCTGGAATTCCTGTTCCATCTGAATTGCAACAAGTTGTAAGTGGTGTTATTCAGAATTTTGATGTTCCATTAGAATTGGAAAATCAACAAATGATGCAAAATATACAGCAGCAGCAAATGGAGCAAGAGCAAATGGCTCAACAAGAAGGACAGCCACAAGAGGAGATGATTGAAGAACAAGAACAATTACAAACAGCTTAAAATATAAAAAATGGCAAGTGCAACTAAAATATTGATTAGACTTACAAAATTTAGTTCAAAAATTAGTACAGTAATAGATTGTACTCAAGACTTTAATTCAAACAATAGTTATTATCAAGATTTGTCTGGATGGGATGTTGCTGTAGTTCAGTTGGTAAATCCCGGAACTACCGTGCTTTTCAATACGACAAATGATAATGGAGCTATAACAGGTCAGTTATTACCTGCTCCTGAAGTTCCATTGTATTGGACTCCTGTTTTGGGTGTAAATTTATCTACTAAGACAGATGTTTCATCTTTGGCAACAAGCGGACTTGTTAGTTTTGGAATAATTGGCAAATATTTACAATTAATTGCTTCTGGCTCAACTACTACTACTACAACAACAACAACAACAACTGTTGCGCCTTAGTAATTAAATAAAAACAAATAAAAATGGCAAACTCAATAGCATACGTTTTATCAAAAAATACTTATTCATCAGCAACAGAGGCTTATAATGTCGGTGTTGCTCAGGGTACACAAATAGTTTATACGACAACATATACGCTAACAACAAGTAATATACTTTATGCTGATAGCAAATTAACACTACCAATTTATGGCGATGGCTCAAGTTGGTATGGTATTCAATTGTTAACAAATGAAAGTGTTAAATATGCTATAACTATAGATGTAGATTCTACCATAGTTATAGACTAAAATTAGAAACCAAATAAGCATTTATGCAAGAAACCAATAACATGCAGGCGCCAGTAGAGCTTGCAGAAGGCTTCAATCCGTTTTCGGATGAACCACAAATTAAAAAGGCAGAAGAAGCCCCTGCCAACAATACAATTGTTGAAGATGCAATTGCAAACGAATCTACTACTACTGTAGATCAACCGGAATCACAAACTCAGCAACCAGAACAATCCACATTCGATCCAAATTCTTTTATTAAAGAAAGATTTGGATTTGATACGGTGGATGAAGCGGAACAAGAGTTCATGAGATTAATTGAAGAAAGAGAGCAAGCTCCAAGTTTTGATTTTTCTGATGATATT